ATAATTGACGACCTAGGCCTTTTTGCTGATAAGCTTGATTGGGTTGCCGAAAAATTCGGCATGAAATCCGATCAGAAAAAAGAAGCGATCAAAAACATGGTTGCCGAAGGCAATGGCACTCAGGGTATGTCTCCCGATGAAATGCCAACTCCATGGCAGGCGTTGAAGGGGGCTTCCGATTTGGCGAAAGGAAAAGCAAGGGAATTCGGAGACGAATTTAATGCCAACCGGAGAGCGCGCGACGGCTCGGCTTTCCTCCAAAAAATAGCCGCCATAGAATCAGGCGGGACCGCAAACCCATACACGGCCAAAAATCCAGCATCTTCAGCTTTCGGAAAGTATCAAATAATTGCTTCCACCTGGGCGCGGTTTGCCCCAATGGCCGGACTTGCTCCTCATGCTCCAAAGACGGCGCAGAATCAAGAAAAAGTCGCTGCAGCCATGGAGCAATATTATCGAACGCTCTTTCACGGCAATGAAGACCTGGAGGCGATAGCCTGGTTTAAGGGTGAAGGCGTTGCAAAGAAAGCACAGCGCGGCGAGAACATCCTGAATTTAAAAGATGCTCAAGGCACCCCTGTTTCGACCTATCTTAAAAAATTCCATGAGGCCAGTCCGGTTCACAAGATATCACCGGAAACACATAAAATCCTCACGCCTCCGCATCTACACAAGGAAATGGAAACCATCAGGCTTCCGGAAGTAAATCTCCCGAAGTTCCCAGCTGATACGGTTATTCCCAAGGACCGGGTAATTTTCGAAGACGGTAAAAAAGTCATCCTACACAAATTACCGACGCCTCCAGAACTCAAAAAACAGCGTCCGGACAAGGACGAAATCATAAAAGCGTTGAAGCAAAATCAGGGCCAGCAGGCGACTTCCGCAGATTCCGATACCGGCGCTGGTGATTCCGAGACTCAGGCCGAAATGTTGAAAACTCTTAAAATCATCGCCAAACAGAGCGCGGCAAAACAGCAGGGGATTACCATTTACAATAACAGTTCCGCCAATGTGGCCAGATCGGCCAATGCGCTGGTAGCCTGATGTCAGTTTTAGCCAACGCGGCCCGAACGCTCTACGATCTTGCGTTTCAGATATCGCCTATAATTTTAACGGGCGGATCGGTTGCCAGCGTTCCAGGCGGCGCGCTCCCCATTATTATGCTGACGGGACAACTCGCCAGCTTCGTTCAGGGAGCACTCACCGGAGGAGGGCTTTCAACTGATGATTTTTTCGCTCGGTTCCTGGTGGTTCCGGGCGGGAATCTCGTCAATAACGCAATCGGGATGTATCCGTTCGCAAATCAGCAGGTAGCGGCCAATGCCATAATCCAGCAGCCACTTTCGATATCCCTTGTGATGGAATGTCCTGTTCGTGATGATATGGGATACCTGACGAAGACCGCGATTCTTACCAGCTTGGCAACCAGTCTGAAAAATCACAATACGTCCGGAGGTCTCTACACCATAGCGACCCCGGCATATCTTTACACGAATTGCATTATGACCTCAATGACCGATGTCACTGGCGGCGCGACCAAACAGCAGCAAGTACGGTGGCAATTCGATTTTGTTCAGCCAATCGTGACGGTCCAGGGCGCTCAGGCAACCATGAATGGCCTCATGTCCAAAGTCTCAAACGGAAGTCAAGTAACTGATTCCTCGTGGTCCGGCGATAATGCCACCGTGAATAATTCTTCGGGCGCTGGTGGAAATGCCGGTCCCGTTGACCTTGGCACTATTAGCCCAGCGGGTCGATAAATCGTGACCACAATTCCCTTCACTCCGTCCGCGACCGCATCGCCACCGTTTCAGACTCAGGTGACACTTGACGGTAATTCATATTCGCTGTCAGCCTATTGGAATTTGGCTGGACAGCGGTGGTACTACACTCTGACCGATCAATACGGAGATCTCGTTTATAGTGCGGCCATGGTCGGCTCTCCGGCTGGATTCGATATTTATTTAGCTCCCGGACTATTCCAGACCTCAACGTTACTTTTTAGGAGCGGGACCGGGTGCTTTGAAATTACGCCATGAGATACTATGATTTAAAGCTAACCCCTCCCTCAGGCACCAAAGCCAAGGCTCGGCACTGGACCTCGTATCCGAAAGGTTTATCCGGTCCCTTCGATCCGGGCGCTCTGAATATTGATTTTGATATCTTGGTTTACGCAGAACATGCTCCGGCCGAGAATAGTTCAATTACGATTGAGGGCGTGGCGCTTCAAGATTTACTACAGGCGAATCAATTCGGATCTCAAAAAGGGCCGTTCTGGACAATCGAGTTTTCCGGAGGTATGGGGCCGGGATTGCCCTTGAATAATCCCAAACAGGCCGGTCTTATCTTGACGGGGAATATCTTTCAGTCCTTTGGCAACTGGCAGGGAACGGAAATGACCCTGGACCTCGTTTTTAACCCTGGCGATCCTCATAGCATTAAAAATCCGGGCAACGTGGTTCTCAACTGGAAAAAGGGAACTCAGCTTTCGCAGGCTCTTGCCAATACATTTTCAACCGCATATCCGGGTATCAAACAGCAGATCGATATAAATTCGAACCTGACGCTCAATCATGACGAAGTGGGCTACTATTACGATCTGACAGGCCTTGCTAAGCACATAATGGGCATGACGCATTCATGGGGCGGGAATACGAGCTACCCCGGCGTGTCCATTGCAATGCAGAAAGGCGCAATTCAAGCCAATGATGGATCAAAAACACCGGCCACGGTTCAGCTTTCTTTTCTTGATTTTGTCGGACAACCGACCTGGATAAAACCGAATCAGATTCTTGTTAAACTGGTAATGAGGGCGGACCTGCAGCTTGGGTCGGTTATCAAGTTTCCGGCCGGTATGCAAAACATGCCTGGATTTGTGCAGACAACGCAGGCAAGTATGCCCAGCAGCATAAAATATAAAAGCGCCTTCCAGGGTCAGTTCAACGTGATCGAGATCCGGCATGTGGGTAATTTCCGGACAACTGATGCCGCACAGTGGGTCACGATGGCAATTTGCGTTCCGGAGGCGGCGAAAAGCTCATGAAAGAGAATTTCGACAAACTCTTTTATCAGCGCGTCCACAATGAAAACGCGATCCAGCGGGCCAGGGAAACGATTCACCAGACAGGACGGGCACTTCCGTGTAAAGTGGTTGCGGTAAAGGGTTCGATAGTCACCGTTTCGTTCGAGGTAAAATCATCGGTTTGGACACTTCCGCAGATCACTATCCCGAAGGCTGAAGATCCATGGGTCAGATCTCCCACGCAGGTCAACGATTTCGGCTGGACGGTTCCGGCCGATTGTTACCTTGGGGGTGTCTCAGGGCTCGGCGGCGGAACAGCGGATCTCAGTGAACGGGCAAATCTGACCGGCCTTGTTTTCGTGCCGATCAGCAATGCAAACTCCCCTCCGATTGATCAGGGGAAAGCTCAAATCCAGGGTCCGAACGGATCTATTATTGGTAGTCAAGATCGGACTTGCGAAATTAATATAGACAAAACGAGCGGGATAACTATGGCGTTCGGGGGACACTCCATCGTGATTAACGGAAGTGGCGTAACGATTGACGGCATTCTGTGGGATACGCACGAGCATAAAGACGCTCAGCCAGGCCTAGGCAACACCGGAGGTCCGATTTCAGCATGAGGACGTGGGGGCGCACATATAACGATGATGGCACATATCAATGGGTCGAAGTCAAGACTGATGCCAACGGCTATGACGATAATGTAAATTTAACTGCGCTCTGCCAAGTCCTTGCCCTGAATCTGAATGAATCACCATTTTTTGCCGACTATGGAATTCCGCAGCATCAGACCGTAATAACTCAGGTCTACCCGGATTTTTACGTCATGAAGATTCAACAGCAATTCGCATCCCTTTTCGCATCTCTGACCATTTCCAAAATTCAGGGTGTCAATTCGCCTCAGTACAATATCCAGGCGGTAGCCCACAATGGAGCGGTTCTGTCCGCAACGGTGGCAAAATGAGCATAAACCCTGTTCCTGTACCTCTACAGATTTCACTTACAGCCGGCCCTACCCCTACCGATCCGGCCACTCTGGATAATGCGCTTATCGCCGCAGTGGCCGCTGAAGTCCCGGACTATACGGCGAATCTGCCCGGATCTCTCATTGAAGATATTTCATCAACCGACATCGGAGCCCTTGTCACAATCGACCAAGCGCGTGTTGACGCCGTAAATTCGGTTAGCCCTTACACAGCCAACCCTTTCGTTTTATCGCAGCAGGGGACCATGTATGGCATTCCACAGGGGCAACCAACAAATACTAGCGCCTATGTGGTTTTAACTGGGCCGGTCGGCTACATAATCCCCTCTGGGTTCCTGGTGGGAGATGGCAGCAATCAGTACAGCGTGCAAGAAGCCGGGGTGATTAATTCGGGCGGACAGTCTCAGCCGATTTACGTGCTGGCTACTCAGCCGGGAAGCTGGACGCCATTGGCAGGGACCATAAATCAGATCGTATCAAGCGTTCCATCGGGCTATTCACTGACCGTCACGAATCCCACGGACGGCCTTGCTGGATCATCCGGTGAGACCGTTGAAAGTTACCGCTCTCGCGTCATGCAAGCAGGGCAAGCCTCGTGTCAGGGCGTGACAACGCTTATTACTTCCATGCTCCAGGCGATTCCTGGCGTCGTAACCCGATTGGTTAGAGTTGCGCCGATGGGTCCGCAGGTAAAAGTTATCTGTGGTGGTGGAGATCCCTACCAGATAGCAAATGCGATTTTTCAATCAACCATCGCCTGCCCGCAGCTTGTAATCTCAAATACTGCCAGCCGGAACATTGTAGCCACGATCACCGATTATCCGAACACATACACGATCAGGTGGGTAAATCCGGTTCCGCAGACTTTGACACTGGCCGTCACGTGGGATACTTCTTTTCCCGGCTTTGTGGCTGGCGATGAAGTGAATAGTCAAACTCAGATAGCTTTTGCTCAATACATAAATTCCATTCCGGTCGGCCAACCGATCAACCTCTTGCAGATGACTTCGATTTTTCAGAGCGCGAATGCGAACCTGCTCACGATAGACCAAATCGACTACATCAATTTCTCGGCTCAGATCAACGGGAATCCGGTAGCTTCGCCCACGGGCACGAATTTGATTTTGAGTCTGGACGATGAGAGCTATTTCACAGCAACGACTTCGGCTATCACGGTGACGCAGGGTTGATATGCAGATTGAATCGTTTGCAAATGCTCCACTGCCGGAAATCATTAAGAGTTATCTGTACTGGCAATATTCGGACGATATAACCTTGCAGGCATTTGTTGACGCCTACAATTCATTGTCCCAAGGATATCGGCAGTGGTTTCTAGATAATCCTTTATCGGTTTACACACTTCCAGGGATAAATGGGCCACTATTAGATTGGATCGGGCAAGGCGTTTACGGCATCGTGCGCCCGGTCATCTCCTGGAATGTCGATTCGACTTTTCCATATTTGCAGCCTACACCTTTAAATACACAGCAATTCAACAGTTCAGTCTTTAACCCATTACCCTACCCGAAAACCAAAATAGTCAGCCGTGTGGTATCTCGGCAGGCAAGCGATGATATATACAAGCGGGTCATGACCTGGGCGCTATATCTCGGAGATGGGAAGCAATGCACAATCACTTGGGTAAAACGCCGCATTGCAAGATTTCTCTACGGAGTGAACGGTGGCGATATAACCGTTGATGAGGTTCAAAATGTAAGTATTTCCACGCAGCAACCGCACAGACAGTGGGGACCGTGGAATATGGGCACGTTTGGATCAGTTTTATTTAATAATCCATATCAATGGGTGGTGAGCACATATCCGCCGTATATTGTGGCACTTCCGAATTTGCCGATATCACAAACATTTCTCGGATTCATCGGGCAGGGTGTTTTGCAACTGCCGAGCCAGATTAATTTCAGGTTTGAAATCACAACTGGGCTAGGACTGGGGTTCGAGCCCTTGGGTGTTGGAGGATTAGGTGATTAAGAGGATATTTATTTTATTGGCGATTGTGTTTTCCGGTGCGCTGGCTATGGCCACTACGCCTCCAAAAACTCCGAATTTCAACCTTAATCTGCCATGGCATCTATGGGGGCAGAGCGGGGAGACTCCCGGATGGGATGAGTTGTATAATGACAACTTCGACTTAATCGATACCGCCGTAGCCGGAAAAGCCTCCCATGGCGCGAACTCGGATATTACTTCGCTGACCGGCTTGACTACTCCACTGCCAAAATCTGAAGGCGGCACCGGCAATACTTCCGGCACGGCGGCAGGCCTTTCGGGTAATCCTGCCATCTCAATCAGCGGGCAAACATTTACTCCGCTCTCCTCGGCTCCAGGATCGCCTGTCGATCAAATGGTCTACGCCGCCGACAGCGTGAACTGGAATCCGGCCTCGCTCGCCACCGTTACCCAGACAGCCACGACCATCGCTTTTGTCTCTGGCTCTCCCGCCACGATCACCGATTCGGGGTCGGGCTTTATCACTGCCGGTTTTTTGTCCGGCCAGTTCATAAAAGTGACTGGCTCGGCCCAGAATAACGGCACCTATCAGCTTGCGGCTGTGGCGGCTGGAACTCTCACACTGGTCTCAGGCCAAACACTCACTTCCGAGAGTGCCGGGGCATCAGATACGATCACTGGCGGCGCTCCTTACATCTGCAAATATTCAGCGAATGGTAAGGCTGGGTCTGCGGTTTATTTCGCCCTGGAGGATTCCCTTGGCAACAGGTACGCTCAGAACATGTCGGCAGGGGCCCTAGTTATAGGGACTACGGGGTCAATCACTCACAATTCCTCCGGTGTTCCTCTTATCGTCAATAACCGCGCCGGGTCGGGTGCTGATTTTACAGTGGATGATCCGGGAGTGACATCGGCTGTGCCCTATCTATCCCCAGCAATAACTGATTCTCCCGGTGTTCAAGCAACGATCAATACCCTTTCTATCCCCCGCGTGCTATGCCAGTCGGCGGTTCCATTGCTAAATTATAATAGTTCCGGGTGGTTGGCTAGTCCTACGGGGTATATCCCCATAGCGACCTGCGCTGTCCCCGCTGGAGCAATGGGCCTTAATGGTTCGGTGCGGATTACTTCACTTTGGAGTTATACGGGGAGTGCCAATTACAAAAATATGTACGAGATATTCGGCGGTACAACCGTGATGAACTTTCAGACCAATACCGCTGCGAATAGGGGCGGATTTGCCTCTCCAATTTTAGTCTCCAATAGGAATAGTCGGTCCTCTCAGGTGTTCCCCACTACCGGGGTCGCTGGGACCTTGATTGGAATAAGCAATTATGCGCCGACTACGGCCCAGGAAAATACGGCAAATCAAGTAACAATCACATTTGAAACGAATACCAGCCTGGAGTCCGGTATAGCCCAAACTGCCCTAACCGGCGATGGAGCGACCTGCACGGCCACGGTTGTAAGCGGGGCGTATGCAACGGGGGATTATGGGATAGTTGCATCTGGG